CCTTTTCTACGCAACAATTGTTGCATACTGCCATTCTAATGTTGGCGACACGCTCGCCCACGTTTCGGTCACTGATACGTCATTCCAACGCATTGCCTGCAATGAATAAGCCAAAGGCGACAACAATAATGTGACGCTCAAACGGTTATAGGCGGCTTGAAATGACCAGCCCTCGACGAAACCTTGAAACGTGCCTGACGCCATGTTTAACGGCAAATTGTTCAGGGCAATGGCTTCGCCCATAAAAACACCCAACAAATTGTCACGATCTGAATTGTCAATTTCAGGGTTTGTCAGGTCAAATGTAATTTCGCTAAAAATTGGTTGTGGCTGGGCACGCAATGATAGATAAAAATTGGCTTGGTCGGTTGCGTCAGCTGCATTGTGCAAGGTTGTTGTAATAATTTGGGCAAGTGTGCCGTATTGGGCAATTGAAGCGGCGTCACTGGCTGATCGTTCGCTGCTGCTCGTTGCGTCGTATTTGATTGTTACGTTGTTTCGGACGTCACCCGCACGGGTTTGAATTCGAAGTCCACCCGCACGCGCGTGATTTGCGTCAAGGTCAACATAACCATTTGCTGAAAGATAATTGTTGCGGTGCGTACTGTCGGCATACCCAATTGCCCCAGTTGGGGATTCGTATAAATAACCAAGTCCCGAAGTCGCCAATGCTGAAACCAATGAATAAACGTCTGTGCGTTGGCTTGATCGCGCTGCCAATTCATAGTTTCCTGGGCGGTCAATATCACCCAAACCGCTATTTTCAGCCGTTGCCCATGTTGTCCCCGCTGGGGTGTACCCAGCCCATGTGACTGACGGTGCAACCTGCGACCAAGTGTTGAACAATGCGTTACTCAAAACTTCATAGATTTGGTCACCGTCAAATTCTTTTGAAAGTACGCCGTCGGTCAGTGCTTTTGGTAAGCGTGCCAACGCGCCCAGTGCGGTGATCGAATAAGTCTGTGTGAACATAGTTGAACCTACGTCACGCACTTCCAGCCCAATGTCCACCACATTGCCGCCAAAAATGGGCATAAATGTTCCTGAAGTGTCTTTTATTTGTACGGAAATCGTTGAATTGATTTGAACAGGCAATGCGGTCTGATTCACGTCGATCAATTGAATGTTGGTATAACCCGCTTGCGCTTGCTCATAAATGTTTGTACGACCTGCGCGGATAGTTAGGTTTGCCAAAACTGCGTCGGCGTAATCCACGCCGTCGATCGTGACCTTCCAAATGGGTGACCACTGTGTCATGTTAGATCGCCTGAAGCGCGGTCGCCCCGCCTGTGCCGCGGTAGTAAGAATCGTTCAATGTTTCAATGATTGTTCGCGCAGTGCCTTCTTTGTCCACTGCGCCATTGACTGTGACGTTGATTGTCGTGTTGCTCATTGCTTCTTCGGCTGCGCGGAATGTGCCTGCGCCAAATGACCCTGTCACAACGTTTGACGTTTTTGCTGCTGCCGCAGCTGCTAAAGATTCCGCAGCGCTTAATCCCTTTGCCTGACCTGCAACGATTATTGCCGCTTCCGCTTTACCTGCCGAAACGCTTGCTGCCAAGATTGCCTGATCTTCTTTTGATAGATCTACGTTGCCAACCGCCCCAGCCGTGCTAAAACTTTGACCACCTGGCATTGTGCCGCTAAACCCTGGTGCGCCTACCGACGCGCCGATTTTTGGAATGTAAGGAATGTCTTTGCCAAACTGAACCGCGTTGTAGCCCCTAATAATTAGGTTGATTCCGTCAATGGCGGTGTTTAGCAATGGTTTGATTGCAGCCAATACCTTTGAAATAAGTGACAAAACCGTGGAAGCAATGCTGCCAACCACGTCAATTGCTTTGCCAATTGTTGCCCCAATTAGCGGCGCAACGTATTTTACAACGTCCCAAAATGCTTCAAAACTCTCTTTGTTTTCGACAATAACATTTTTGATTTTCACTAACCCACCTTGAAAGGCGGTGAAGATTGGTTGCACTGTGTCTTTAATTGTCGTGCCCACGTCGCTGACAATTTTGCCAAATCCGTCACTGTCGGTCAGGCTGAACGCGTTTGAAAATGCGTTGATCGCTGGCAATGCGTTGACGTTGATGAAGTCCAATAATTTTTCAAGGATTGGAAGTAATGCAGTGCCCAATGTTTCTTTTGCTTCGTCGAATGCAACCTGAACGCGTGCAATTCTGCCAGCATAAGTTTCGGCGTTTGCCGCTGCCGCGCCACCGAATAAATCTGAAAGGCGTGTTTGTACCTGCTCGAATGACATTGTTTTCAATTCCGCAGCTGAAAGTCCAATGCCCAATTTGCCTAATGCCGCGGTGTTGCCGTCGTAAGCCTTGCCCAATGCGTTTGCAACCGTTTCAAGCGGTTTGCCTGTGGCAGTTGCTACGTCAAGGGCGGTTGAAAGTAAATCTTGCGCTTGTGTGATGTCGCCCGTCGATCTAACCAAGCGACCCAATGCTGGGCGCAATTGGTCGTCAGCCACACCAGTGGCAAGTGACATTTGAAGGATTGATTGTTCAGTAGCGGCAATTTGTGCAGTAGTTGCTCCCGTGGCATTTTCCAATGCCAATGCCAATTGTGTCTGTGCTTTTTCGTCTTCGACGGCGGCTTTAACGCCTTCAATGCCGATTTTGATTGCGTAAGCACCAGCGGCAGCGGCAGCGGCAACAAACGCCGCGCCAATGACTTTGCCAGCCTTGCCTATCTTGTCGCCAAATGTGTCAACGTCCGTGCTTGCAGATTTTAACGATTTGTTGAGATTGTCAACGTCGCCAAGAATCGAAAGTTTAAGGGTACGACTGCCAGCCATTAATCGTACTTCCTAACTATTTTTGAGAATGCTTCTTCCCACTTTTTGATGATGTCAGGCTGAACGCTTCGAAGTGTCGGATAGATAAACCAACCGCGTGACCCGCGACCTTCACGACCTGACCACACTGGAAATTGCTTATAGCGATTTGAACCGAATTCAGCACCGCCCCAAACCTGTTGCGTTGTACCACCACCGCTTAATTTTTGTGCAGCATAACCAAATGAAATTTCACCTATCTTCGACGACTTTGAAACCTTTGAACCGTCGGCAACGCGATTGTCAACCAGGTTGCGCGTCTTTGACAACGCAGCTGATTTGATCTGTCCCTGAACCCATTGTGCCAATTCGCTGGTGACTTCTTTTGTTTGCTGGGTTGCTTCTTCGTCCATTGCCTTGAATGATCTCAGAATGGCGCGCAATTCTTCTTTGTCGTAACTGATCGCGTCAGTTGCCATTTGCCCGCCTTTCTAAAATTTCAATGACCGTCAAAATGTCTTCGGCACTTTCAAACTCATTTGGGGATAACCCCGTTGCCAGGGCTATCTCCCAAACGATTCGACTCAGGCTTCCGACTGGGTGGCTTTTGGGTTTGCTTCACCGACGATCACTTCGGAAATCGTTTCCGTCCATGCTTCGATTGGCTTAACTGGCTTGCCAGCGGCTTCTCGCTTCATGGCGTGATAGGCAAGAAAGATTAAATCGGAAATTCCAATTTTGTCTTGCGCCTGGGCAATGGTGTGACCCGTTTGCTTTTCCCACTTCACCCATTCAGGCGGTGCAGCCGTGTAGGTGATTTGGTCGCCGTTGTTGTATTCAATTGTTATTGGTAACTTCATTTTGTCTCCCGATTGTTAGTTTTTAACTGAAGTTTTCAGTAGGTGTTCCCACCACAATGAATGATAGGTCAACTGTCTGTGCGTCGGGTGCTGCCCCGCCGACTGCTGGAAATACTGGCATGACGTTAAAGGTAAAGACTGCACCAGTCACGGCAGTCAATGAAACCGCCAAAACTGTGTTTGGTGCAGTTTCGCATGCAGTCCATAGTGCTTCGCACAATGAACCTGAAGCACCCCAGTCTGCAAGCATTGAAACGTCAAATGTCCACTGGTCGTCAATGTGCTTGTAAGCCTTGCCGTCTAGTGTTTGGTATGTCTCGACGGTTGGTGAATTCGCAAGTGTTGCGCTGGTCGCCTGCGCGTCGTAGTTAACGGTCGCGATCGTCAACACTAAATCGCGACCCGTGATGATCGTTGTTGGCACGTTATCTCCTTTTAGTTAGTTTGTGTGTAGTACGTTGAAACGTTGATGTCCGCAACCAACATGGGCGATTGACCCACTTCAAGAACCGTCGGCTTTTCGATCTGTCCAACAACGTATCCTGCGGGCATTGCCGCAAGAATTCCTATGATGAGTTTTTCCAGGTTGTCCAATGAACCTGCATTGGAATTGGAAGCGACAATGGCAGAAATTGCAAAATTAATTTTGACCTGTGTCTTTGCTTTACCTATCAAAACAACTTCCATGTAAGGCGAATCAGGCACAATGACGATTGCTGGTGGGATTGGTGATTCGGGAACGCTGGCATAACACGTCGCGGCTAGACCGCTGAAGGCGTTTGCTAAGGCTGCGCGGGTATCGGAAACGGCATTGGCTGGCACTTACTGCACGACCGTCTCAACGTCAAGGTATGGCATAAGCAAGGTTGAAACGCGGTTGGTCAGGCTGCGACCCATGCGGTAAGGCGTTGAAGTGAAATCTACTCCCTCGATCTGTCCACCTGCTGCAACGCGTGACTGAAAGACTTCGACTGAAACGGCAAGAATTGCAGATTCAATTGGTGCGCTGGTTGCGTATAAATCAGCTGCGGAATAGCCCTGAAGTGTTGCCGTGCCCATTGGAATGATCTCGCGCAATGTGACATTTGATGAAGTCAATGCAGCGGTGAACGAATAAGGCGTTGCCGTAACGACTGTATGTGTTGCGGTAAAAGGTGCTGGCAACCCAGTCACAATGACTGATTGACCTGCCACAAAATGGTGGTTGCGCTCTGTGTAAAAATAAGCGACGTTTGATTCTAGTTTGTAAGACTGGATTGCTGAAGTGTTCGCAACAAGCATGGGCAAAATGACGGCTTCGGCGGTGTTGATGATTTCGTCCAGGTAACTGTCTGAATAAAGTGAAACGGACACGCCAAGCACCGTACGCAATTGACTCGCAGTGACAATGGCTGGCATGTCCGTTTCCTTTCGATCGGCTGCGGCGAGATCGGGAGAACCCGCCGCATGATTAGTTTTTGTCGATTACGACTTATTCACACCAAATGCGCCTGCTGCGATCTTTGTCGCAACTGCGCCGAATGAATAAACGCCGACTGTGATTGAACCGTCAGCGGTTGACTCTGCGCGCAACTGGTATGAAGTTCCCTCGTACCATGTGTATGCGTCAGGGTTGATGATCATGATTGAATCATCTGTGTCTGTTGTCGCAGCAGTGTTTGCAGTGACGTAAAGGTCAAGACCAGCAACGCGTCCACGAAGTGAACCAGGTGTTGCAAGTCCTGGCTGATTCATTGGGTTTGTTACTTCGTTGTAGATTGGACGACCTGAATCGTTTAATGACATTAGGTTTGACCACTGTGATGTGTTCACCAAAATGTTGCGTGCAAATGGATTTGCAAGACCAGCAGTTGCAGCATAAACGCTTGCTGAACCACGGGCTACAACACCAAGCAACTCTGCAGCTGTTGGGTATGTTGCAATTCCCGTTCCGTCAGCAGTTGCGCCTGCAACTAACTGTGCGTTTGCGTAAGCGTCTTGCGCCTTCGCCATGGCTGCCACCATGTTTCTGAGTAACTCATCATAAAAGAGGGGCGAAGTGCGGGTCAGCAATTCAACTGAGAATTTTTGTTGCCCAGCAAATTTCTTCACGTCCACTGATAGGAATGCAGAATTTTGATCTGTGTCTGAGAAAATTGCATCTTCAGCAGCAATTGCAACTGTTGGTGCAACAGTGATCTTTGGAATCTCAAAAGTCATACCAGCGTCAGGCAATGTGCCGCGAGAAATCGCGTCAATGCTTGGGCGAATTGTTGTTGATAGTCCGTTGATAACTTCAGACAACTGACGTGTAGGAACAAGTCCCGCATTGTCTGTTGTGTTGTCAGCTGCTAAAACGTACTGGCGCGCAGTCTCGTCACCAGTTGCAGCAAGAACCTTATTCTCAAGGTACTTCGCAGCAGTGATTTCAATGCGTGGTGTTGCTTTCCAACCACCAACTGCATTTGCAGTTGCGGTGATTGACTGGGCGGCTTCAACCGTTTCGGCGGTTGCAGCGTCTTTGACGGTGTCTTCCACTTCGTCTTCTCCTTCTGTTGGTTGTGGTGCTTCAGGTTCGATTGTCGAATCTGAAATTTCTTCTTCAGTTGCGGCGACTGACTCGACGCGGGCTGATCGAATGGCGGGTTCGCTGGTTAGCGCAACGCCTGTCAATTCACCCATGAGAATGCGGACTGTGCCGTCTTTGAGTGTCTCGTATTCGTCAAATGAAACTTCAACGCTGAAACCGTCGCGCAAACCTTCTTGCGCTTCAACCAATGCGTCATTGCCTGCGGTTGTTTCAGCGATTTTGAAAGTCGCGTCAATTCCTTTTTCGCTTGATTCAATTGAAAGTGTTTTCCCGATTCGACGTGTACGGTCATGTTCAAGGTTTAACAAAACCGCGGTTGGTTCGATTGAACCAGCAGCAAATTGAACCTTGCCAATTGAAGCGTTGCCAGTTTCCTCGAAGGTCACAATGCGCCCCGAGATTGTGCGACTGTTTGAATCCGCAGCCGTGATTTGCATTGGTGTGATCACTTTTTTCATAGCAGCATGTCTTCTTCCTCGCGTATTTCGTCGATCGACATTGCGCCGATACGATTCAAGATTTCATAAACCTGCGCGCGCTCGTAAGGGTTACCGCGTAGGAAATCGTCAAGATCAAATGAAACGCGGTTGCCTGCTGGTGTAAAATCAGCAAATGACAAGCGTTGTTCAATGATTGACATGAAATTGCGGAATGCAAAATCAACCAGGTCGCGACGCTTATCTAACGCGTTTGAATAAGTAAATGAAGACTGTTGCGAATCTGTGAAGTAAGCGGGCAAACCGCATGCGCGTGATAATTCAAGTGCAACGTAATTGCGGGCTTCGTTCAGCTGCAAATTCTTTGGGTCGTAGCCCAATGTTTCAAGCGTTACGTCAGCATTCAAAAACGCCGTTGATTTATTTGCACGCGCAGTGCGCCATGCACTCAGCAACTTCGAAACGCGATCTGCGGGCAATGATGTGCCGTTTGACTTCAAAACCATTTGTGGGATTGGTTCAACGGCAAAATTCATTGCAGCGCGTTCAAGTGCAGCCGCTGCCTTGATCGTACGACCTGCACGAGATAGCAAACCTTCTTGCGTACCCTGAAAAACAACTAGGTTGGCTGGGTCAACGTATGAACCGTCAATTTGATACGAAACAATTTCATAGCCCATGCCATTTGTCTGAATGGTTACACGCTCAGGCGCAACTCTTTCCATTGCGCGGATTTTTCCTGTATCAGCGTATCTATCCATAACAAATGCATAAGCGCTGGGAAAAAAGAAAAGATCGGAAATAATCCATGACCAAAATGTTGCGCCAGGGATTCGTGGGTCAGGCTGATTGATAACGCGCGGTTGTGAAACCTTTTCGCCTGTTGCTTCATTACGTGTGTGCATTGGCAGTGACGCAATTGTTTGAATGATCCCCAACGCGCGGGCGCATGTAGGCACGCTCATTGCTTCGGCACGCGAAGCCGTTATCACGCCGCCAAATAGGAATAGATTTCCTACTTCACTGTAATACGGCGCGATAGCAGCTGCGTCCACCTTGGTGGCTTCGACTGGAACGGCAGCCTTAACCTTTGGCGTGAATAAATCAAAATAACCCATGCACGAATTGTGTCAGGCTTATACGATCAACCAACCATGATGTCAAGATCATTCTCTGGGCGTGTCGCGAAGTGTGTTGCAAGTGCAACTGCCACTGCCCCGCAAACGACCGACTGTGACGCCCTTCGTCCGATAACCCACCCACCGTCACCACGACGCAATTGAACCGCCGCCAAAACTTCTTCGGACAATTGGCTTTGCCCACGGTGCTTCAGGCGACCACTATTGATCGCCGAGAGCATTTCGTCGCACGCCTGCGGATAGACCCCGTCCATGTCGAAAATTGGAATGCCAGCGGGTGCAAGGCGTGCGGCTACGGCTGCACTGGTCTTTCGACTGTAAAGGACGTATTCGGTCGGATACTTTCGGGCGTAATCTGCCAAGTCGTTGGCAATTGCCTTATCGTCCAACTGAAGATCGTTTTGCCAGGTGTGCAGTAACTTCACGACAAATTGTTCGCCACCGATTTTCTGAGCGCCGACCAAACTGGCATGGCGTCTATCGGGTGAAAGGTCGATCGCCAACCAGGTGAGTTTGTCAATATCCAGGTCAGCTGCTTTGTCCAGGCAGTTACCCCATGAAGCAGAATCGACCGCACTGTTGATCGCCACAACCCAGCGGCACAATACTTCAGTCATAACCACGTCAGCGGGGTCGTTCAAAACGCTTCGCACGTTGTCCGCATGGATAAGTGTGCCCATTGACGGATTGGCGTGCCGTGCGTTTTCCACGCTGATTTCGTCGGTCGGTGCTGACCATTCAAAATAGCCAATGTCGTCCTCGACGCCTGCAATGCTTGCCAATGCCCGTTCACGAAACTGGTTCAATACAACGCTGGAAGAATCACCCGCGTTTGTGTACGCCATGACCATTGGATTTTGTGCAGCCATGAGGGTATAGCGAAGCGACGCAAAACTTTCAATGTCGTTCATCTCGCGCAATTCGTCCAGGTGAATCGTTGAAGGTCGGGAAACACCACGGGCAGCCGAACCGCCTGCACGCACAATGAACCTGTTGCCTGTCATGGTTTCGATTTCCTCGCCACCGTGTTGCCAGCGAATCTTCTTGACCTGTTTTGCCAGGTTGTCATTGCCTTCAATGATCTGAACCATTGCCCTGAATTGTTCAAGTGATGTGGACAGGCGGTGCGCCGAACCGATTTGCAGATTTTCGTCCCATAGGAAAAGACCGCCTAGAATTCTTATCAGCTGCAAAAACGATTTTCCGTTTTGGCGGGCGACCACAATGGTGTTGACGGGTGAAGCCCAGCGTCCGTCGGGCTTGACCTTGTGCGTGTGGATAAGGGCAAACTTCTGCCATTCCATGAGATCGATCTTCAAACTGGTTGCCAAGTCGATCAATTCACCCCCGCGTGAGGGTAAATCGTTCAGTGGTGTGTGAATTCGTGGGGTTTGTACGCCGATTAGCGGGATTTGTAAGTCTGCGTCCCTACCCAAAACCGATTGAGGGCTATTGAGGGCTTCTGTGCCCGTTTGGTGACCTTCTGAGGGCTTCTCAGTCGTTTTCATGGCTTCTCGAATCGTTTGGTGGGGAAATTAAACCAGGAAGGGTCAGGGGTGGTCTAGGGCTATTAAAAAACCGCCCCCCTTTGGCTGAATTGCATTTGGTGCATAAGCATTGAAGATTCCAGTCCTCATCTGTACCACCAGCACTTCTTGGGATTATGTGATCAACCGAATTGCCTTCCATGCCACACAACTGGCAAGTGTAACCGTCACGTTCACGGATACGCTTTGCAATGCGCTTCCATTTGGTGGTGCTGCCATTGTCCCGCAGTGCGCTTGCCATTAGTAATACCCACGATCTTGATGAAATGCCCACGCCTTGCATGGCGTTTGATAACGAACTGTTATGTATTTCAATGAAGCGTCTATCTGTCTGAATGGGTCAAGGTCGCGATAGTGCTTCGATCTCATCTGACCCAAACCAAAGTGACTGCCATTGCGTGCAGTGTATGACCAACGAGATTCCTTTGTGATGATCTTGTTGAAACATTGAAATTCCTTGTAATCAAGAATCCTTGAATGTGCATAGAGTTTCAAATGGTCTATTGAATAGTTAGCAGCTAAGGCAGTATCTGCCCCCTGCACTGCGATTAAGGCTGAAACGATAAACACCAACCGTTTTTTTATCTTTATCTTTTTATCCTTTAAAACTGAAAGAACTTCATTCTGTCGAAAGAACGTCAAATCTGTGGTTGGTTGTATGCGTCCAGCGTACACACCCAGCGCAAGGGCTACACGCTCACGCAACGCCAACGATTTGATAACGACTTTATAACGATTTGATAACGTTTTGTTATAAAGCATAGTTAATCCCCACCTGTGCATTGCGCCTGTGGACAACGTCGTCCATTCCGCCCGTACCTGGAAATAGATCGTCTAGGGTGTCGCCGAATTGAAAATTGAGCAGATCAAGCACCCAATTGTTAAACACGTCAGGTTTTGCCCCGACTAATCCCTTTTTCATAGCTATGGACGAAGTCAGCCAGTCACGAACCATTGGTGCGCGTTTATTGTCTTTACGTCCACCCATGAACAAGACGGGTTCATAGGCGTATTGCACCGTTGTTGGGCGTATTTGGTGGAAGGTCTTGCACCACACTGCCACGCGTATGCCTGGACGCAATAGGAAATGAAGGTCAGCGGGATTGCACGACATTGCCCACCCGTCAGGGTATTGATCAATTAACTGTTCAATAAGATCAACGTGCGCCTGTTTGTCGTCCCATTTGGCTGCTTCGTCATGAAGTTTGCCGTAGTGCTTTTTGCCTTGTTTGTAATAGGGCGGGTCTGCGTATGCAAATTTCATTGATGTCCCCAGCCTTCACCCTTGAAAGCAATGCCGAAAGTTGAGTACCTACGACTCATGTTTGCGCCGCAACAGATTGGATTTCGTTCGTCATGGATTGACTTATCCACTTCAACACGGATTTTGCACACCGTGCATTCAAACTCATAGATTGGCACTGGAATCCCCTATCTGTGCAACCGTCATGCAACTGCACACTGTGCATTGAATCGTTGCCACACCTGGTGGAAGTAAATCGGTTATGTTGACGACCATTTGGCTGGTCTTCTTCTTGCACATTCGGCATTCAAATTGCACTTTGTCCATAGGTGGATTTCCTCAAATTCTCGATTGGCTGAAGATTGATTTGCGTCACCCACCAATTGGGTTGCTTACTGTGGCGATACTTTGGACGTTGTGCCATAGCAATGGGAATCCACCCTGCAATGAAATAGTGCGGTGATTGACCAGTGACCAGCACTGCAATGTCATTTGGTCGATCGTATTCATGAATTATCAGCTGCCCCGTGACGTACTTCGTCCAGCGCACTTCAATTGCATTGCCTACGTCAGCCTTCGTCTTGAATTTGTTTTCATACGGGTTGAACGGAAGATCGAAGTATTTGGCAACAACCCATTCGCTGCCGATTGCTTCAGCCGATTCAACTAAGTATTCAAAGGTACCCATTTCCTTTTGGTGACGTTGCGGGTTGTCCATAAATTTGTTGTTGTCCACGCACAATTTGACCGCAGCCAACATGCAAATGATTTCTTCTTCCTGGGTCAATTGCATTTTCACCGACAACCACCACACAACCAAGCCAGTTTTTCGCCGCCTTGCCCGATCTTGTAACCGAAGGCGTCGATCTTGACAACCAATGCGCACCCGTCGCATTGTGCGACTTTGTATTCGGCTATTACTTCGCCGTTATACATGAGTTTTGCGGTCATGCTTTGTGGATAGATTATTTCGACGTAATCGCTCATACCTGGGGTTCCCATTTTCCAGTTGATCGCAAAACGTACCAACGCGGTGTGCATTGGGTTGCCTTTGTGCGTTCGGTGCAGAAATACCCGCCCCATGATTTTGGTGCGCCATCGTGTGATTGTTTCCAAATCATGTGCCCGTGGCTGCACTGTGGTGCTTCGGCTACCAATTGACCGCCCAATTGTTTTGCCACTTCGTCCATTGATGAACCCAATGAAGGAATGCCTGACTGTTCGGCTTCAGCTGCGCTTTTGAAACTGGGCACGTCGCCGTGCTTTGTTGTCCAATAGTCATAATCCTTTTCAGCGTTTGCAATTGTTGCTGGTGTGCGTTCAACCTGTTCCATGATTTCTTTGGTGCTTCTCTCAGCCCCACCCATGACCAATTGCTGAACCCTCATAATTGCGCTGGTGACTGTATCTTCGACAAACCAGCGTTTCATGTTTGGTTGATAGGCTGCCTGGTAGCCGTAGGCGTAGTCAATGCCTGCTGGAATCATGTCATTTTCACGATAGGCACGGGCTTCAACCAAGACATAACCTTTTTCAGCACTGAATTCAACAATGCGTGTTTCAATTCGTCCGTTTGGGTAGGTTGATAACCAGCGTTCAAGTCTTTCGCGGCTTGCTTCGTAATTGTCTAGGAATCCCATTACTTCACCGCCTTGTTTGCCATGTGGCGAACCATTGCCTTACGGCGTGCCATGCCTTCGCGCTTGCCTTCTTTGAAGCCCTTTGCGTATCCCGCAGCGGCTGCCATTACCATGAGGACGATTACGCCAACCAAGCGACCCAGTGTTTGCGGGTCAAGTAGATCAAGTACCATTTTGAATTCTCCCGATTCTAGGTGGTAACTGCTACCACCTGAACTCAGGGTGACGCATGATTGGCGCGCGGTCAAGAACCTTGCGTGTTTGTCGGCGTGTCTCCAGGCTTTGGCTTTGATTTCAGTCCGTTGCCAGCAAGTACCCCACCCAATGAACCAGTCAGGAAAATTGCCAGGGTTTTCAATAGATCGATAAAGGCTGCGTCATTGGGTGCTTGTGCGCTGACTGGTTGAGTGACGAAAATAAGGGCATAAGTAATGCCTACGGTCACGACCAAAAACACCGCTGCAAGCGTTGAACCGATTATGAGAATCAGCTGCGCGTGGACTTCTTCGGGCGACTTACGGCGTGCGGGTCTGTTGCGATTCAATTCCAAGTAGGTCGTCAGTGCATGTTCCAGTGGGGAGACATTGCGGTTTTTGGCAATGCGCTTTGCCCCAGTTGTCGAATTCTTGACATTCATAACGTGTCCACCCCTGATACCCGCAAGCGGTCATGGTTAGCGCAAGTGCCCAAGCCAACCATGCCGCCGCGAATCTGCGGTTCACTTCCCCGTAGAACCGAAGGCTTTGTCGTTGGGATTTAACCAGCGCAAGATCACTGGTGCAACCGCTGCAACCCCTGCCATTGCTAGGGTCTTAGGGTCAGTCACACCCGCCATGTATAGGGCAAGTGCTGCTGCCATGAATGAACGCGCCCATGACGCGATCAGGGCTTTGGCTTCGACCATTTCTTTGTCTCCTTCTTAGGTTTTGCAGTTGATGTTGCTGGTGCTTCTACCTTTGGAAATTCTCCCTTATAGGGCACAAACTTTGGAATACCAAAACCGACAATTTCCTTGCCTTCGCCGTATGACCGAACCTTCACCATGACCATGCCGCCATTGCGCTGGTCGCCTGTCCCGCTGGTGTTTCCTTCGATCGTTAAACATGTCTTTGAATCGATCAAGCCGACGACAATGCCAATGTGTGAAATACGGTCAACGCCGTCGTGTGGGAAATCCATAAAAGCCAGGTAGCCCAATTGCGGCATGCCTGACCAGCGTTGAATCTCTTTGAACTTATGTGCGCCAATTGCAGTGCCAACGACTGAATGAATCTTGACGCCCGCCTGGGCTGCACACCAATTGACAAAACTGCCACACCAGGGCAACCCGTCTGCCTTTGTAAATTTGCCGTACTTTGTCAGGTTGTCGCCTTCTTCGATTGTGCCGATTTCAGCTGCCGCGACTTCGATCAACCTGGCATTTGTACCGTCAGGATAGTTTGACATTGTGTTCCCCATTCTCGCAATTCCATTGCGCCGTGTCATTGTCTAAGGTTGCTTCGTCATGACATTTCGGCGGGATAAATGCGTCCAAAACAACGTCGTATTCAAAACCAATGCCAGCATAATTCTTGCGAATTGTTGCGTTGTATGAAGTCCGCTTGCAAATTTGATTGCGAAAATTACCGTACCAGGTTTCAGTGTCCAAACCTTCAATTGTTTCTGTTTCGTCAATTCCGACAATGACTTCAGTGACAATGTTGTTTTCGTCTAAAAATGCGTAATGTGCCATTATGCCCAACTCACATTTCCTGTGCCAGCGGTTATCGTTGTAATCTTAAAACCACCGCTTGATGTTGTTGAAACGGTCAAACCAACACCAGGGGTTAATGTTAAAGTGTCAGCGTATTTCAAAATGACAATACCTGAACCACCATTTGCGCCTGTGTCAGCATAACCACCACCGCCACCGCCGCCACGATTAGTTGTTCCCGCTGTTGCTGCGGTTGAAGGCGCAGAACCTTTTTTACCATTACCACCAACACCTGTTGCACCAATGCCAGCAAAGTTTCCACCGCCGCCACCGCCACCGCCTGCATAATTTACTGAAGAACCTGAAATTGAGTTTGCCTTTGCAATACCACCTACGCCACCAGTTGCGTCATTAGAATTGAAATTACCTGTGAAATTACCGCCTGTGCCGTCAATTCCACCACCGCCACCGCCGCCTGCGCCTTGACCTGTTCCGTCACCTAAACCACCACCCGCACCTTGCGACGGTGATGTGCTTGGGGTATTACCCGCACCGCCTGTGCCTTGACCGTATGCTGGAGAACCTGAACCAGTCTGTGTACCACCGCCACCGCCGCAACCACCAGCCGTGCCATTAAATGTCGTGTTTGAATAATCTCCACCTTTGCCACCGCCTGCGGAAGTGATCGTGGCAAAAACTGAGTTTGAACCGCTAGTGCTTCCCGCACCGCCGCCACCAACCGTTACTGTGTAATCCGTTGATTTAAAAACAGGAAAAGACGCAGCTGTTCTATACCCACCAGCACCACCACCACCAAAAGTACCGCCACCGCCACCGCCCGCGACGACAAGATATTCAATGTTTAAAGGTATCCGCGGACTTTGCGCCGAAACGCCAAGTAAAGCATTTCTCATTATTCAATTCCACCAATGACTGTCCAAGAATTTGCCGCCAATTTAATTGCGCTTGCCATTTTGTAACGTGACAATTTTGGTGAACCAATGGTCGCACCTGATGAAACTACCGTTGTTGTTCCTGGTGTTGTTGCAGTAATTGTTGTGACGCCTGCGCCTTTTTGGTAAATGTTCAAAACTGTTCCAACGTCAAATGCAACGCTTGCGTCCGTTGGAATGTTAAATGTGTTTGCCGAAGCGTTGTCCATTGTGACAAGACTGTTGATTCCGTCGGCTAAAACGGCAGTATATGACGTGCCCGTTTGTGCGTTGATAGTCAAACTCATGTCGTCTTGCGCTATCCATGTGAAGTCCATGTCGGTGCTTGACGCCTTAGACAAAACCTGACCAGTCGTGCCACCTTTCAAGTCAGCCAATGAAGTGTCAACGGCTTGACCAAAAACTTCAAAATCTGCTGGTAGGTCAGTGACCAGGTCACTCGACGTCGGCATTTGCCAGCCAAACGCACTCGTAGGGTTGCTCATAGGTTTTCTCCTTTTCTACGCAACAATTGTTGCATACTGCCATTCTAATGTTGGCGACACGCTCGCCCACGTTTCGGTCACTGATACGTCATTCCAACGCATTGCCTGCAATGAATAAGCCAAAGGCGACAACAACAATGTAACGCTCAAACGGTTATAG